GGTGAACAAGAAGGTGGCCTTGGCGCATCTTTAAAATCTGCAATCTCTCAAAAAACACAAGCTAAAATGACTGGAATCAAAGAGAAATTTGATCCAATGAATATTGCACGTGCAGTTGGTGGTAAAACTGGTGCAGCCATTTATGGTAAAGTATTTGGTCGAGACCAGGCTTCGATGGAAAGATTTGCTGATGTCAGAAAAAAAAGAACCACCGGTCTTGGTGGAATAGAACAAGGTGGTGCGAGTTCTTCCGTTTCGGATGCTCTTGGTTTAATTTATAGAATGATGATGCGAAATGCAGAAGATGAAAAACTACAAGACCAACTGAAACGCAATCAAAAAGAAGAAGAATTCAAAGAAGAAAAAGACCGCAACGAACAGCTGATACGAGCTCTTACTGGTAGAAAAAAACCAGCTGCCAAAAAAGAAAAGATTAAAGAAAAGAAACCTGAAGCAGAAAAACCTGCAATACCATCAGGTAAAGGCAAAGCACCAGCTAAAGAAACACCAAAAGCACCAACTAAAGCACCAGAAGTAAAACCTAAAGCAGAAAAAGCACCAGAAGTAAAACCTAAGGTCGAAAAGGCACCAGAGGTTGCAGCACCAACACCTGCAAAACCTCCAGCAGTAAAAGCACCAAGTAAAGTTACTCAAGCACCTAAGATAGGTAAATTACCAAGCGGTGCTGGTACAGTTGTTTCTGCTTTGGTTGCCGCTGGATTATCAAGTAAGGCACAGGCCAACATATTATCTCAGGTTCAAGCCGAATCTAATTTTATACCAAGAAGTGAAAATTTAAACTATTCTACTCCTGAGGCTATACAAAAAACTTTTGGTAAGAATCGTATACCGTCATTGGAGTTTGCACAAACCCTTGTTAAGAATCCTGAAGCTTTGGCTAATCATGTTTACGCAAAGACAGATGGAAATTCACAACCGGGTGACGGATGGAAATACAGAGGTCGTGGATTTTTACAACATACAGGCAAAAACCAATACGAATCAATTAAAAAATATACTGGTATAGATGTTGTTAGTAATCCTGATTTATTAAATGATCCAGCAGTTGCTGCAAAGGCTATTCCTTGGTTCTTTTTAAAATATAAGAACAAGAAACCTGAGCAATTAGAGAATATTTCCGAAGTAAATAAAGCGGTAGGTTTTGCCGATACAGATGGTTCAAAAGCAATCAAACGTGCTGAAATGGCCGAACAAATTCAATCACAAGATTTACAGGCTTTATCTAATGTCGATGTAGGTTCACAAATTGATTCCGTTTCAAAAGAAAACAAAGATTTAAAAGTTAAATCAAATGATAGTGAACCTCCAGTCATAATTAATAATAACACCAATACACAACAAACAACCAAAACAATACCAAGACCACAAAGTGGTGATGATAAAAGTGCATATCAAAAGAAAGTTCAAGGATAAAAAATGGATATGAATTATCAACAGGCTGAAGGAATTAGGAAGAAATCTTTTGGTTCTCTTTTAGGTGAACAGGAAGGTGGTTTTGGTAAATCACTTAAAAAAACCATTTCATTAAAAAGTCAAGCAAGAATGAAAGGATTCAAAGAGAAATTTGATCCTTTGAATATTGCCAAGTTTGTAACTGGTGGATCTAATTTTGCACCAGCAGCATTAGGCAAATTGTTTGGTCGTAGTAAAGAAGATATTGCTCGATTCTCAGGATCAAAATTAAGAGATGATAGTGGCAGCACAGCAACAAAAATAGGAAAACTGGAAGGTGAGAATGAAACATTAGATATTCTAATGAAAATTTATGAGTTTATGCAAAAATCAAATGAAGAAAAGATTAAACAGAGAGATTCTGAAAATTCTTTTGCTGAAGAAAACAAATTAGAAAAAGATAGGCAACATAAGGCTTTGATTGCTGCAATTACAGGTAAACCTATTGGAGTTAAAGAAAAGCCAACAGCTGAAAAAGTTGAAGAAAACAGAAATAATTTTTTAGATGATGTGTTATCGGTATTCGGAGGTTTATCTTTAGCTAAAACCGCATTTACAACATTGGCTACTGTAGCCAAATTCTTTGCATTTAGTCCTGTGGGATTAGCCATATTAGGTTCTGTTGCATTAGGTGTTTTATTTTGGAAACTATTCTCTGATAAGAGTGGTTATGAAGATGCCAATTCAGAGTTAAGTATGGGACTAAAACAAGCTGAAAGTGTTGGTGGTTTGGCTGGTGTTAAAGATGAAGCTGCAGCACGCAAGAAGATGCCAGAATATGAAAGAACGATGGCTGAAATTCAAGATTTTCAGCAATATCAAAATGAAGGTGATAAACTTAACGACCAACAACTACAAGGCTTTGCTAAACGAGGACCTGGTGCTTTAGAAGCCGTTGAAGATTATAAAAAACAAAGAGATACTTACGAAAAAATTTCTGGTGTAAAGACACCAGAACCAATCACATCATCTCCAAGTTCTGCACCAGCACCAAGTGCTCCTATGGGTGAACCACCAGCAGTTGAGAGTTCATCTACAGGTCAAGCACTAAATGTTGCACAAAATCAAAACTTAGACTTGAGTATACCACAAAGTAAAACTGATCCTACTACTGTTGTAAATAATAATTCAGTCAAGAGTTACGATAAGACTGGTACAAAAATTTCTATGCCATCCGTTAGAAATCAAGAACCGACATTTCAGAGTATGATATTATTCAGCACCAGAGTAGTTTAACCAATAAAAAACCCACCTTTCGGTGGGTCTAAACCAACTTCTAAGGAAAGGAGTTATGGTTTAATCTTCTTCAGCCAACTTCGCAAAGTAAGCCATATCATCATCTTCGGATGATTCTTTGAATGGTGAATCTTCTGCTTTTGCCTTAGGTGCATCAAAGGTTTTTGCTTTAACTTGTTCTACAGTTGTCTTTGGTGCTTCACCATTCAAACCGAGTACCTTGTCAAGGCGTTGCTTCAAAACATCATAAGACTTAAACTCTTTGTCATCAGTCAATTCTTTAAGTGAGAAAGAATCCTTCCAGATTTGTTCCAACTTACCATCATCATCAGATAATGCAGATGGTGAATCAAACTCAGACTTATCATAGTTCTGATAACCTTCTACCTTACGAATCTTCAACTTGAAGTTAGCACCTTTCCATAAATCAAATGGATTGATTGGTGTTTCATCTTCAAACTGTGGATTCATGGCTTCAGTAACCTTATCAAAGATTTTCTTACCAAACTTAAACAGTTTGATTTTGCCTTCGTTTTCTGGATGCTTAGGGTCAGAAACAATATACACATTGGCGATGTAATTCAATTTACGCTTTTGTTTACGAACTACATCTTTGTTCGCTTCGATGCCTGAATTCCATAATGTAGAGTTGTGTTCACACACAGGACATTGTTGATTCTTTGTTGTCAAACAATTATCAATTAACCAACCACCAGGTCCTTGAAAACCATGTGAGAAGATTTTTACCCAAGGTAGACCATCTTCACCATCTTTTTCGGATGCTGGAAGAAAACGGATAGTGGCCATGCCATTACCTGCTTTGTCTACTTCTGGACGCCAAAAGTTATCAGATTTCTCTGAACTGCCTTCGGATGTTTGGGAGAGTGCCTCGATTGCTTTAGATAATTTATCGAGATTGCCAGATTGGCGTTTTAGATTTGCAAAACTCATGATGTTGCCTTTCGTATTAAACGGAGTATTAACGGAATATAAACTACTTTCAAATTACTGCTCATAATCAACTACTATATCATAATATTTATCCATTGTCAAACATACATCTTCAAAATATTAATGGTTGTTTGTGCATCGGTATGAAGTATACCAATACCACCTTCTCTACGCCATTGGTCGATATTTACCGGAGTATCATCAATCAATAGGGTATTTTTGTTTGAGTATTCCTTCTTGTGCCTTTTACCTGGTACAATGATGGCAGGAAACTCAATGTTGTGTTTCTTCAACCATTCCATCTTTTGTGGTCGAATCTGTGGATCTCTTTTCTCTGAGGCACTAGATGATAGAATCTCGGTTGGTACTTTTAGACTTCTCAAATAATTGATTAGTTCCATGGCATCAGGCATTAAATCCAATGTTGCAAATTCTTCATCATTAATGAACTGCGTAAAGAACTTATCAAACTCTTTGTGTTGTTCTGCCTCTCTTGGTTCCATTTTATACCGAGCTTTGTACCTTTTGTCAAAGTCGGCAATCACACCGTCCATGTCTAGGTAAATCTTAGTAATCTTAACTTCAGGCATATTGTTTAATCTTCTCTTTTAACATTTGTTTACACTTTTCTTTATCGTATTGTATAAACGGTGTATATTTCTTTATAATTCTTCGGTGTGTCGGCCAAATAATATCTTCGGTAATTTGTTTTTCCCATTTTGGCATACAACCAAGTATATCAACTAACATACAAACTGTTTCTAATGAAATCTTTTCGTGCATCATCTTGGTAATTAACATTGGCCAACCACCATCGATGGGTTTGAAGTAATCATCAATGTGCCAGAACTCAGCGCCATCAACACTATCAAACATATAGATTATATCATTTTCAAAGGTATATGTCAAGCTCTGTTGGGTTTTTTGCCACTTGGCATAGTTCTCATCACCATCTTGCAATAGGTCACCTACCCAATCACCATTGCCCTTTATAAAGTTGGCAATATAGAAATTCTTTAATTCTTCCAAATCGTATTTACGAGATAATTTATAGAATTGGTATTTTGATTTGTTGGTGGTAAATGTCTGCTTAGATACATTTGTTTTTCCGTTATACTTAAAGTAATCATAAGAATCGGAAGTAAAATGTAACTTTAAAGCATTCCACAAAGAGTATGCCGCAAAACCTGTATTTTCTGTCATAACGATTTAATCAATATAATCTTTTTGTTTTCGCCTGTTGGCTTGACAAATAACTTTTTCAATTCAGCATTATCATGCCATTTCATAGAACTGCTTTTGTGTGCCGGCAATCCTGCCGTTTCACCAATCTTCTTCCAATTATCTGCCAAGTATACTGCACCATTCTTACCTGCACCAACAAATGTAATGATGTGTTTTAAATCATCACCATACTTTTGTTTCCAGGCGATTGGTGCCTTCTGCCGTAGTTGTTTTAATACTTGTGTGCCTGCGTTCTTAATCGATTTGGAGAAACAGAACCTCCAGTTGTTGGCGATATTATTGAACTGGTCTTTGTATTGGAATTTTGATACACCAAGATAATTCAGTATGTCTTTGGGTGGTGGGTAGACAGATGAACCAACACCAATCATACCAATACACTCACCCAACATACCATCATCAATATAAATCAGCCAATCTATTCTGCGACCAACCGATGAATTGGATGCCACATAAGAGTGATGAGTTTCAATTATTTCTTTGACAATATTCTTTTGTTCTTGTGTGGTAACTTGTACCAATTCAATCATATAGGTAGCTTTGAACTTTTCTTAATCAAATTTAATTCTTGTGCTTCTTCTTTAATCTTTGCTTTCAATGCAGAAGAAATTAATGTGGATGCCACTTCAACTTCCAAACCAGTATCTTTACAATGTTGTAGTATTGCATCCATTCTATTGCAACGATATCTGGTTGAAAGTTCTTCTACTAATATACTAAAATCACGGATCTCATCTTTAGTTGGCATATTAAATTCTATTCTTCTCTTTGTAAAATATATGGTTACCAATCTGTGTAACCTTTGTCAAGTTCCAATTGGGATTAACATAATTGGCATGGAAATACATTGCTTTCGAATGATATAGTGTATCATGGGCAATGGCGGATGTCAAGGCTTTTCTCGCAACCACCAAAGATTCTTCCCATTGGTATGGGTTACGAACCAGTTTGATATATGCTTGATTACAAAACCAAGAGAACTGGCATACCATTACACCATTGATGACGCTCTTTTGTTTTACCACACCACAAATTGTGGATGGAAATTTACCAGAGTCTACACGGTTCATTGTGACCTGTGCTACTGCTAGTTTACCTTCGAATGATTCTTTGGATGATTCATAGTAAACATTTTCAGCAAGACATTGTAGTTCTGAATTGAAATGGGCACTAACGACCTCAGATGAGGTTTCGATATTTTGTGCATACGCTTGGGCAGCAGGTACCAATAAATTAATTACAATTAAAAATATTGATGTGCCGATTAAAAACTTGTTTGTTATTTTTTTGTTGAAATACATCTTTCTTCCTTTTTGATTACGGCGGCCAAACATCTGACCGCCTTGGTCTCCAATTACGAATTTGTTTTCGATTTTATTTTAACTTCAGGTTGTGGAGGGGTTTGCGAAACGAATAGATTGAGGGCTTCTGCCTTCTTAACTATATCTGCTTCTGTTGGGAAATTTGGCAATTCGGGAATATCAGGTGATTCTAAACCGGCAATCTTTGCGGCTTCGACCTGTGTGTGCCATTGTTCTAGTTTAGCGCTTCTGCTGTATGAATACTCATCAGATACTAAACCTTGCGCCATTTTTAATAATTCTAGGCGAATTTCATAGGGTGTCATATTGTTACTCCTTTGTGTGTTGTGTGTATACCAGCGGTTTGTGTGTTGCTGGTGTTTTATTTATGCTTTGTAGAACTCTCTTTGTAATAATTTATTGCTTTCACCAATCCAGGTATGTGGTCAGCGGTTTTCTGTTTAAATATTAATGGCAGGTCATTCTCCACAGCCATAATAATAATGATATCATCAATAGGTGTACCAATCATCTCCTCATACATCAAGGCATATGCGGTTGTTTGCCAGAAGTAATCCTCAATGTGTGCCTCTGTCTTGGCACGCTTGGAGGTTTTAAAGTCAATCACAGATAACTTGCCATCGAACTCAGCAATACAATCGACCCTACCCGCCATCTCCAATTGTTTGGACCACAATGCACACTCTTGGTAATGTATGTTGTTGAT